GTTCTGTGCGTTCTGACTTAGGTGTCCCATTAGGATAAACCAGTCACGTGGCACAATTGGTAATATAGCATAAGGATGACCTTCGTGATTATCTTTAGGTCCTAATAGTTTAAACTGTCCATTGTATTGATCAATTACCTTGTCCCAACCTTCTGTAACCATTAAACAATCATCGTTCCAAAAGAAGATCCAATCACCAGTTGAGTTTCCAGCAAGTGTGTTTACATAAGTATGTAAATTTTCATAGCCTAATGGTTTAAAAATATTTGCTCTTGCTTCAATCTTTTTATCTTTAAGATAGTCTGCTAAGTTTTCAGCAATAAATTCGTTAATTCCTGTATCGTCTTCGTCTACTCCAAAAATAAGTTCTATTCTTTGTGGGTTAGATGCTTTGTCTACTAACGATTTTACACTTGTTAGTAATACTTCCCTACGTCCTCTTGTAGGTAGAATAACTGATATAATTGATTCTGTCTTAGGTTGTTGTTTTGCCATTTGCTTTATAATCCTGCTGTCTTGAGTGTTTGTTTTCTCCAGTAAATAACTTTCTAATGTTACCACGGAATGTGTAATGTCCTACATGATTAAGTGCTGTACGCGGATCTAAATAAACGTCTCCGCCCATTTGTTGCCAACGTCTGCAAAATGTATAATCTTCTGACAAGTAGCGTCTGCTTTCTGGATCAATGATACAATCAAACAATGCATACATAAAAGGTTCAAACTTCTGATCAACGTTAATATCGTTTACATACTTTGTCTCTGGGTATTCATCAAACATTTTTTGCATTACTTCTTTCTTAATACACATGAAACCTGTACCAGCGTCTTTAAGTTTAACTAAGTTATCTTCTATTTGTACTTGTGGTGTATTATTACCGTCTTTGTCTTTTAGGAAATCAAAGTTTACAACATAGTTTGAACTATGTCCTTCGATTGTTTCTGCTGTTTCTTGTAGTTCTTCGTTTCTTGCCGCTCCAATAATACTATCCCAATTGAGTGCTTTCTTAGGATATGCGCCTACAACAATATCTTTATCGTATGCTACCATTCTAAGAATGTCTTCACCGTTAAACTCTATATCTGCATCAATAAAAAATAAATGTGTTGCCTGCTTATTTTCCATAAAGAAACTATTAAGTGTGTTTCTACCACGTGTAATTAAACTTTCGTTAGCAAGTGTACTAATTGTGTATTGTATTTGATATTTGTTACATAAAATAGCAAACTTCATCATACTTCTAAAATATGGCTCACCTATCTGTCCACCATAACACGGTGTTGCAATAAAAATATGTTTTTGTCTTAATAAGCCTAAAGGTATTTCAATTTTTGCATCAAGTAAATTATGCATAACATCGTTTACTGGTTCAGTAATCTTTGCTGGTGTTTTTGGTGCTTTTTTCTTAGCCATGTGTTTTACCTTGTGTGTCCGAGTAAAAGATCTGGATCTTCCTCGTCATTAATGTATTCGAATATTTTATTAATATAACTTAATTCTTCTCTATTGTCAAGTAATATTCTTTCATCTGCAAAAATAATATGTGTGTTATTACTTAATGCTAAGTCAAGTAATTCGTCTCTGCGTTGTCTATCTGCAGTCATACCAAGTAAACTTGGTATAATAATTCCTGTTATATGTTTGTCTAAGATAAACTCTTCTAACATAGGTTCCCAACTACAAAAACTTAATTCTAAAGGATAGTCTACAGGAACAATTCCCTGGTCTTTACAAAACTGATCCATTACCATACTTGTTACAAAGAAAGGTGTAGTTTCACAGAACCTACTATTCATATCAATATAATTAATCCAGGTACGACTTGTATCAATATCGGTTAACGGTTTTCTATATTCTCTAAACAGTCTAAAATAACCGCCTGGTCTACGTCTACCATAGTTACCGCCTTTAACAAGAGCTCTGGTATCAAAACTCCATCGTGTTATATCTGTTTCATTGTTCACGTTTCCGTGTATGTGTCCTTGCTGAAATAACCAACTTTGTCCTGGTGAAGTTGTACAAGGTATTGAATGCTCTAAGCATTCCTCTTGTATTCTTTTGTAACTCCATTTTTCATCATAAGTCTTTTGTGTAATCATTCTGCTTTCTTCCCACGGAAGTATTTGCATAGTATTTGTGTCCCATGCTTCTGTAAGCGGTGTCCATACACTATACATACCTGGTCCATGACCATACCAAACGCCTTGATGGAAGTTTAATGTTCTTCCATGGTTTGCTTGGTTAGGTATAACCATACGCAATCCAACTACATCTTGTATCATAAAGTCTTCAAAATCAAGATGCGGAGCAATAACTTCTCCAAAGAAATCATCTAACCTCCTTGCAAATTCTTCCGACTTACATATACGTTGAATGTTCCATGCAAAATCATTTAGCTCTTCAGGCTTCATTGCAAGGTGGGTTTGTTCAAGTGATTGTATTTGTGGATATTTTTCTCTTACTGCGTCTTCGAAATACTTTCGCCAATTGTGTTTGGTAATATCGTATTCGATAACATTATTATCCCATCGAGGATCAAGTGTGTTTAGTTTCATAGTGTTATTTAATATCTTTGTCGATGTTTTTGAGTACTTTCTGAGTAAAAATAAAAGTGGTGGAGATGATAGGGATCGAACCTACGACCTACTGGTTGCAAACCAGTCGCTCTCCCAACTGAGCTACACCCCCAACCCGGGTTGTGACTACTTAAGATTTCTGTTTAAGTATGCAGTCATTCTATCACCAACTGCTTTAGAGTTTTTAGCAACATTGTTGCCAATTGTTTCAGCATTCTTCATAATGTTCTTGCTGAGTTGCTCTGCGTTCCTTTGAACGTTCTCTCCAACTTTTGTCCAATCAAAATCAATTGCTACGATTTTATCTTTCTTAGTTGTTTTTGCTTTTGCTTTCGCTACTGCTTTTGCCATAATGGCCTCCTGTTGCATATTGCAACTTTATGTATGGAGCTCGTAAACCGATTCGAACGGTTGACCTACTGATTACAAATCAGTTGCTCTACCAACTGAGCTATACGAGCTTAATACAATATTATTTATTGTGTTTACAATTTCTAAGAACGAGATATTGGTGTCAAAGAAAATATAACGATAAATAGTTGTATGAATAATGTAGATCACATGAAGCAAATGATCCAGTTAATGGAATCTGCAGTTGCTACTGCTGACGATAACGAAGCTCTAATTCCTGATCAGGAATGGGAAGCCTGGGCAAACAGTTACGTTCAACGTGCTAAAGCCGTGTTACCCAAAGACCGTGTTCTGAATCCTAAAAATAAACAAACACTTGCAACGGTGATTCAAAAGGTTGAGCAAAAAACCCAAACAAAATCTACAGACATGCCATTGTGGGGCAGAGTTTTATTTATTACTACAGGCCTCATGATGATAGTAAACAAAGTAAGTGCGGCGGCAGGGACCATAGGTGTAGCTCTGGCAGACAAAGACGGTGATGGTGACATAGATGTAGATGATCTTAACGATCTGATGCCTGAGCAAATCAACAAATACCAAGAGATACATACCCAGGCAAAAGAATTTGTGAAATCATCTGAATTTAAAAGCCTTCCTTTTCAAGATCAACAAAATATTGTAGACTATATTGAAACCATAGATGACGAACTGAATGATAATATAGCCTTTCACACTATAGACAACGATACTGAGAGACAGGATTTTGACAGCGACTCAGAAACATTAGACTTCAACCTGATCGCTAATCATATATGGGAAAAAGAAGCCGTATCGTTCGATGCAGAAAGAACAAAACTGGCACATGAGCTATATGGTGACAGCATTGACAGAGTAAAATCCAGTGATGATAGACTGAGTATATATAAAATGTATGATACAGATGGTAATTACCGTGTGTATTTGGATAGTCTGGGCAAACCCACTGTGGGCATAGGACATCTAATAGATGACTCAAGCCCTTACAAAAACTTAAAAGTGGGCGACACTATTACACAGGAAGAAGGCAAACGATTATTTTATGCAGATGTGGCTGATGCCATTAAAGGTGTACAGTCGGCTATAGAGCAACATCCTAAATTACAGTATGTAGAGCTGGAAGCATTAGTGGATGTGCAGTTCCAGATGGGCAACAAAGTGTGGAACGAATTTACTGATACAATGAAACTGATTGATGCTGGAAAATATCTTGAGGCCAGTGAAGAAGCAATGAATAGCCAATGGGCTGAACAAACTCCCAGCCGTGCTAAAGCATTTAGTGATGCCTTAAAGTATGCCTGGAAAGTAATGCCCAATATTTAAGGTCAAAAAAAAGCACACCGAAGTGTGCTATTGCGTAACTATTATTTTAATTATCTTTCGCTAAATGGTTTCTTAGAAACAAACTCGTTTAGTCTTTCTGCTTCTTCTAAAACATCTTGTGTAGTAGGCATGTCTTCGGCGTTCTTTGCTCTTGCCTGAAGAATTTCCTTTGCTTCTCTAACTAAATCAAGTCTAATTTCGTATGGTGTTTTGTTCGACATGTTATCCCTTTAAGTAATTCATATGTAAAATTCTTATGCATATATTTATCTTATATATACATATTAGTTAACACTATGCTTTGCACATTACTTCGGTAGTTGGTCTCCGTTGTCGTCCATATTATGTAAGAATTCATGATACAATCCCATGCTGTGATCCGCAAATCCATCAAACAGATTAAATGACTTTAATGCCATCCATGTTCCTCTCCATCTGTCTTTACATCTTTGCCAAGCAGTTCCGTTTCTGATATTACCGTATGTATTAATATATCTTAGAACGCCACCATGTTTAAATATACCAAAACTTGGCGGTACTGCTGTTACAGTATCGTTATTATTTCTATATCTGTAATATGGAAAGTCTATTAATTTTAAAAATTGTTTGTTGCCAACTCTTGGTTGTCCAAATGTATGTAATCCGCCTTGTGGTTTTATTTCTGTTGCTACAAGAACTGCCATGGCTCCACCTAAACTGTGCCCGGTAACCCATACATTTTTTGTACCTTTCTTATCATGTTTTGATAATGCTTCTTTAATGCCTGGTATGACTTTGTTATACTCTGCATAAAATCCTCTATGCACTCTACCTGCTTTGTGATGCTTGACTGGCCATGTTTTTAAATCTGCTAACACATCGTTAATTGCAGTAGGTTCTGTTCCTCTACATGCAACTATTACATCTGTTTTATCACTTAATACATAAGCCTGTGCTCCGTCTACATCTATGAATGTAGGTGGCAATGGCTTGTTTAAAAACTTTTTAATTGGGTCAAGATTTCTAATTCCAGGTCTTGCTTTTAATAAATCTTTTGGGGCACAATAGCATTGGTGTGCTATCATACTCAATAAAATACCGCGATTACGGTAAGTCATATCCTTAATTGACATATTGTTACTCCTATATAATATACAAAACAAACAAGGCTGTTTTTATATAGTAGTATTTATCAGTTAAGCAGGGTTTTTAGATTTCGTCCCTAAGATCTTTTTGAAACTTATCTCTACGTGGTATAATCTTTGATCGATCTCGTTGAACTTTATGACCGTATGGAGTGTCGTGAGTAAATAACTCTTTTGCATAACGAGGTTTTGGTTGTTGCACTGAACGTGGTTTTCGTTGCTTTGCCATAATGTATATTATACATTATATGACTAAACTTGTCAAGAGTAAAAGGCCAGTAATGGTGCCTAAGAAGAAAAATGCTACTAATAATGCAAACCAAATGATTGCCATTGGTTTAATTTCAAATTTGTTTTCGGATTTTTTACCAACGCCTAATACAGCCTTGATTGCATTTGTAATCAAAAGAGATATTGGTTAAATAGCATTACTGCTAACATCATACCAAACACTACAACCTGTATTACTGCTGGAATAACTACAAACATCTTCATTACATCAAAGTCGCCTTTCATAAAGAAATCTGTTTCAAACCATTCTGCTTGTTCTTCGGGTGTTGCGTCTCTTACTTGTAAGGTATTGGTGTCCATGGTAGTATCCAGTATTTGTAAAATGTTGTTAAAAATTTATTCATTATATTCTAATTACTTCAATTTCATCATCTCTATACACACACTCTGCTATGTGTAAAGTATCAAGTATACCTGTTACTTGACTGCGTTTATTTGGGTTTTCGTTATGTGTTCCGGTTTTAATGATAAACGGTGTATTATACATGTTTTCCATTACTTCTGTTCTGATTTTCTTTTCAAGGTAGTCGTCGGAAACATCTCTAATGTCTATGATTTCTTTATGTAACCATGCCATATGCTTCTCCTATGTTGTAGGAGTGATAGCAAGGATACTGATTACAAACACTAAACCTAAGGCCATTACTTCAAATTGGTCTCGGATTTTATTAATTCTTTTCTGGCTCACCTACTATTCTCCATTGAGTAATTTCTCGCACACTTCTAAGAGCACCGTTGAGGTGGTCAGTCAAATTGATGGAAGAGACTAACCAAACAGTAAAAAATAGTTTATTCATATGTGGAGGTTGATATAAATTACTTCTATATTATATTATAAACTCTATTTATGTAACTCAATGCATTTTGATTATATAACACGGTGATTTTATAACAATTTGTTATAGCATGTAATCAAAAATATTTTTTGGTTTGTATTTGGATATTGCATCCATATATTCTTGCTTAAGATCTTTTAAATTTCCTTTCCAAATTGACTCAACTTTAGTTAGAGATTCTACTGAAAAGTTATCTGCTGTTAAATACATGTTACCTTCTACTGTCATAAAGTGTCGTAAATTTTTACTATTTTGTAATAAGTTATATCGGTATTTTCTATCAAAAGAATCCATATCATTATTCAATGATGCAAAATATTTCTGTACAGTTTCAAATCCTGTTGACTTAATTAGTCGCGATTCTACTTGTAAATCTTTTAATATAGTATTATAGTAGCAGTACTTATATCGATGTGGCGAAGTATGTTCTCTATTAGCATTTGTTGTTTCGTTATAAACTTTTTGTTCTTTGATAGTTGTTATATTATTTTCAACTGACTTATAAAATATTTCTGGTGATGAGTACAGCAAGTTTCTAAAATACTTATTACCGTCATCTCTAAAGTTGTTATATCCTTCTAATGTTCTTGCTATTCCATTAGTGTCTAAACCAAGTAATGGAACGCCGCTATTCATTCTCATTAAAGGAGGTTCGTCGCCTAATACTGGAGTACCTAAGTCTTGTATTTTACTTAAAAATTTTATATGTAATGCAATCTGTGGACTGTATGTACCGTACTTTTCTGCAACATCAATATATTCCTTTGTTTCTAAAAACTGCTGTAAGTCTATATCTATTACTGTACGTTTAACATTATACTTCTTACATAAATCATCGCCTACAAGTACATCATCTGCATTGATTGTGTTTATTCCCCATTTTGTTGCGTAACTAACTACTTCAAAATCTATACCAAGTTCTTTAAAAAGCATAAAATTAAATTGACTGTCGCCACCACCACTTAAACATATTACAGGTGTATCTACATTTAATGCTATTTCTGAGATTGATTCGTATAATGTTTTACTGTCTGTTGGCTTCTTACAATTATGTATAACTTTACCTAAATCGTAGTCAATAAGTATTGATGGCGGAGTGCCAAGTGTAAACTTATTTTGTTCTGAAGTTGCCATCAATGTTCCTTACATTTCTATATTATGATAAATACTTATGTTATTTAAATCTTATGACACAAGTTTTTGGAGCAAATTAAAAATGGCAAAATATATAGTAGCAATGGATTCGACACAATACACTAATCCCGTGGAAGCAAGAACGGAGATTACTGATAGTGGAGCATCTGTTACAGTAATTTACAATTTAGAATATACATACGAAATTGAAGCAACTGCTGATCAGTTAGCGGCAATTAGTAATGTTTCTCACTCAAGTTTGGCTTCAGCAGAAGCAGGCTTAGAATTACAGGCATTGGACACAAATCATTTCCGATTCCTCGATAACAGAGCAGGTAGAACCCTTACATTTAGTAGTGACGCAAGTTATAGACCTAAGTATAGAGGTACCGGAGTTACTGTTTATATAGTCGATACAGGTATCGATTTAACACACCCTGAGTTTGCAAACTCAAATGTTGCATCACATTCAGACGTTATCACTGCAAATGGACAAGATACAGACGGTCATGGTACTGCTGTTGCAAGTTTGATTGTAGGTGAAAATCTTGGTGTTGCCAAAGACGCAGGACTATTAAGTGTAAAACTTTTTGACTCTGCTACAGGTAATACTACAATTGGTCAAGTTGTTGAAGCATTAAGTAATGTCAAAGGACATCACGATGCTAACGACACTGACGATGTAAAAGTAGTTTGTTTGCCATGGACTACTCCACAAAATAATTTTATTGATGCAAAGATTCTTGAACTTAATGCGGCAAACATTGTTGTTGTAGCATCAGCAGGAAATCACAATGCAGACATTAATAACTACTCTCCAGCAGGTGTCGAAGAGATTATTACAGTTGGTTCAATTGACGGAGCAGGTAACATTGCATCGTTTACCAACTTACCATTTGGTACTACACCAGCAAACGCACTAAACAATTACGGTGCGGCACTTGATATATTTACAATTGGTGAAACTGTATGTTATGCTGAAGTTAAATCACCAGACGAAGATTACTTAACAGGTGGTGGAACATCACTATCAGCAGGTATTGTTGCAGGTGGTGTTGCGGCTTACATTCAAAAGCACAATGACAAGACATCAGCAGAAATTAAAAATATTGTTGTTTCAGAAGGCTCGTCAATTGGTAAAGAAATTGTTAGAGTTAACGCAGACGTTACGTCAAGCATTAATATTAACGAACTTAATTTAAGTTTACTATCATTAGATGCAGACGGACAATCAGATTTATTCAGTGAACCATCAGGAAGAATTGCTAACATAGAACACGGTGCGGCAGTTTCTACTATAAACTTAGGTTTACAATCAGGAGCGGCTAACGTTGAAGTGTTATCATTTAGTCCTTTATCACCATGGATGGCTTTAAATACTACCACTGGTGTATTAACAATTGATACTACTGATACAACTACATGTCCGGCTGATAAAGCACCAGGTGTGTATTTATTTGCTGTTAGAGGTGAAATTGGTGGTAACGTACTTGTTGAAGAATATAGTGTTGGTTTGTATGAAACTAATGTTTCAGAAGTCGAAACAGCAAACAACTACTACTACGATACAGATACTTCATCATATGATCCTGTAGAAACAACTACATACGAAGGAGCAGTTCCATCCAAGAACTAAGTTAACTCGTATATTAAAAGCACCAGTTAATTGGTGCTTTTTTTTGACTTTTATTTAAATAGTAGTATGGCATACACTACTTGTTATATAGATTTAACAACTGAATCACTAACATACAATCCTATAGGTCCGCAAGGTCAATGGGCATGGCATAGGTTTGGTAAAAGAGATTACCCAAAAAAACATCTACCATTAAAGATTGCAAAAAAGTTTATCAAGGATCTTGACAGCGAATGTAATACTATATTTTTAAAATGCTTTTACGGTGACAGTTTACAATACAAATCTATTGTATCGCTTGTTAAGTATGCAAAGTCGTTAAACAAAGATGTTTTTATATTTACATACGCAACTGGCTATAACGAAAGTACTTTAAAAAAACTTGTTGATTTAGACGTTAGATTTTATGTACATACTACCGGCATTAGTGATATGTCAAACTTAGTTTACTTAAAACAAAATGCACAAGATCTCGATAAGTTTCTAAGTATAACTAAATCAAAAACTATGCTTGAATACCTTGTGTATGATCATAATATTATTCAAGTGCCAGAAGTAATTGATGTGTGTTTAAAATATAATACCCAACTTAAACTACAACGTGGGCAAGGCTACTCTATTAATGTAGCAAATATTATTGACGACAAAGGCACATGGTTGCATGATGCATTATTATACGACGGTGACTTGCCTAATGAGAATGAATTCGTAAATGCAAGAACTGATCTTATACTATGTAAAAATAAATATGAAAGTATATTAGAAACATTTACTCCTCAATTACTTAAAAGAACTGCAATTGGTAGCAATCTACTTAGCACGTTTACATTAAACAGTAAAAGTAAAAATATACTAAGCAGTCCTAAGTTAGATAAAGTTTTTATGGACTTTAATACTATTGTACCCGATTTTAAATTAAAAAATAATCTGTTCTTAAGTGTTACCGGACATGTATTTGCTAATGCAGAATTATATGAGACATTCAATAATGCTTTATGTAACGACTGGTATATTCCTCTTAATAAGTATGCTGTAAATAAATTGTCTGGGAGACATCAATACAGGGAATCGTATGCTGATAACTATATTGAAAGAGTTGGTAGTATTTTAGAACGTTTTACAGAAACAGAACTTGATGACTTGCATGTTGAGAATAACAATCTAACTGATATACTTTCTCAGTATTCAAGCAGTTTTGGTTATAGATATATCTGATATATTATTACAGTATTCAAAAGGACATCGTGGCTTACTTTCTAATAGTTGCCAATTATTATTTGATATATTACCAAAGTTAACAGCACCACACCAACTACTATATATTTCACCACTTGCATCAATGTTAATACTTTCATAGCCTATGTGGCATTTCATTCCTTTAAATTGATTTAATCCTTCATTAATAATTTGATGGTTTTGTACATACTTTGCTGTTCCATCTTCATATAAGAATTCTGTCATCCAAGCGGTAGGATCTGGTACATTTTCTTGCGGTTGATCTTGTGGGATTTCTACATTTTCTTGCGGTTTAATGCCCGGTCTTTGCAATACTTCTAACTCCTTGTCAGAGTATTGCCAGTATGTTTCCTGCTTACTACGGGCGCCTAAGAGCTTCTTATACATGGTTTTAACACATATACTAACATTATTGTAGTTGTTATAACTACAATCCTTAAATAACGACCTTATTTCCTCTGTTAATTCGCCTAATTCTTCTACTTGGCCGCCAATGCCTGCTATGTTAATCTCTATGTTAATATCTTCTTTGATCTCATTAATAACGTCTATTAAATGCTGTTTATCCTGTGTTAAAGGATGATATGTAAGTATAACTGTATCCATGTACTGCTTTGCTTTACTCCACCATTTAACTGTTCTACTGCCGTTTGTAAACACAATCGAGTGCGTATTGTATTCACTTATTTTGCGTATAATATCTTCAAAGCCAGGCATTACAGTTACTTCGCCACCTATTAATTCATAGTCTAATCGCTTATGTAGTGCGTTGTAGTGCGTCGAAAGTCGTTCTATGGTGTTTAGGTACATCTCAATTGGTAACCACTGCTTAGAACCGTCGTGTAGCATTGGAGGACAGTATTCGCAGGAATAATTACACGAATTACCCATGTTCCATTGTACTCTTATATAATCTTGATCGTTTCGAGCGTGGGGGCCTCGTACTGATACGAGCTTAGACACTATACGCCTACTATAACAGTAGCCGCTCCTACTACCATAGTGTGGGCACATGAGGCTGTACTTAAACCTACTGCTGTTACTGGCCTGCCTCCTGCAAAAACAGTGGCACTTCCTGAAAGAATGACAGCGGCAGTATGTGGTGGTTCTCCATGAGGAGCAACTTTATCGCCTATTACAGATACTGGCACGGCTTCTACTAATACATTCGGTACGCCAGGTCCTATATCAACACCTGGACCTACTAAACTTGAACCTACTTTTCCAATACCTGCCATAATAATCTCCGTTACTATTATTTATGACTTATACTTCTGCTGGTGTTGTGTTAGATACCTGAGTGTTGTAGTCTTCAGCACTCATTGACGCACTCTTATATACTGCAATATATTGGTCTCTTGTTAAGTATAATAGTGTAGGTTCTGCTGTAAATACAAAAGGAATAGTTGCTACTTCAGTTTCTGATAGCACTATTAATTTTGGATTTTCTAATGTCAAGGTAAATTTCTTTTCGTCATAGCCAATTAATTTTGCTATAATTTCAAGACCTGGACTTGTTTTGACTGTTACTACTTCAGTTAGTAATGAATTAATGTCATACATATTTGTTCTCTGTGTGTTATAATTTAAATCCGCTAAAAGTATCAGTTTCAACGTCTTGTTTAGTACCACCAATAACATAACTACTAATTTCTGTTTCTTGTGGTGCTACTTGTACTTCGCCTCCGCCTATCCACTTTTGTGTCCAAGGTAAAGGATTGGTACCACTATTATATATCGATTCTAAGCCTGCTGATCTCATTCTTTTGGCGGCTATATACTCAACATATTGCTTTAGCAACTCTGCATTAAGACCTATAATACTACCATCTTTAAACAAGTAGTCTGCCCAAATCTTTTCTTGTTCTACAGCATCAATAAACATTTGAGTGCTTTCTTGTTTTGTTTCTTCTTTAATCTTAGCAAAGTCTTTATCTTCTTGTGGTAATAATTTTAACATGTGCTGTGTACTTGCTAAGTGAACATTTTCATCTCTTGCAATTAGTTTGATAATTTTAGCATTACCTTCCATTCTTTTAAGTTCAGCAAACGCCCAACTACAAGCAAAGGATACATAAAAACGTACACCTTCGAGAATGTTAACACTCATTAAACATTGCCAAATACGTTTCTTATGTTCATACTCGTCGTAACTTGAAAGTCCTCGAGCCCTTGCTTCATTGTATTCTATTAGCCTATCATAGTTCTGTGTAATACTATCAGCACAATCACATATTTCTTGTATATCTAACATCTCATCAAATACTTTACTTGGGTTAGGATACACGTTTCTAATAATATGTGTATAACTTCTACTGTGAATTGTTTCACTGAATGCCCAAGTCTCAATCCAAGTTTCTAACTCTGGCAGACTTACTATAGGCAAGAAAGCAAGATTAGGTGAACGCCCTTGTACACTATCAAGTAGTATTTGTCTTTTCAAATTACTTGTAAAGATATGTCTTTCAAAGTCTGTTAAGTCCTTAAAGTCTTTGCTATCTTTAGTAATATCAACTTCTTCAGGTCTCCAAAAGAAACCAAGTTGTTTTTCAGTTAATTTTTCAAACTGTTTGTATTTTACTACGTCATATCTCTGGATACCTGGGCCGCCATTACTGTCTAAAAACATTTTTGCTTTAGTATGATCGGATTTATTTTTTACATCTAATACAGTCATTTTTCTCTTTTTCAAATTTTGCAACTCTCACAGTCGTCATCGTCTATATCGCCTAAAGGTAAATCATCTAAAGGCTCGTCTTTGTTAATATCTATTTCACCTTGTCCATCATGTGTGTTGTTGTAGTATAATTGTTTGCCACCATACTTATAAAAAGTCATAATATCGCCAAGCAATGTGCTCATTGGTACTTTTTCATCATCGTAGTGTTCTGGATTGTATGATGTATTTACACTAATACCTTGATCAATATATTTTTGTAATACAGCCATAATTTTTAAATAGCCTTGTGGTGACTTTTGATCCCATAGTAA